GAGGATCACGGTCTCGACGTCTTCGAGCCAGGCGCTCACCTGGCTGATCTCTGCCTCCTGGGAGATGGGGCGGCCAAGTCGTGTGGCAACGTCGTCGACGGTGGCGTACGTCATGGCCGCCCCTTCCCTCAGTGACCGGCGGCCGTGACGGCCGCGATGATCTCTTCCTTGGCGGCGTCGGCGGAGACGTCGACGCCCTTGCTCGCCGCGTAGGCGAGCCACTTGTCCTTCGCGGAGCCGGGCCCGGACTCTGCCGGGCGGTCGGTCTCCGCCGCGGATGCGTCCGGCTCGTCGGTGATGAATCCGAGGGCGCGCAGGTTCTCCAGCGACGCCTCGGTGACGCTCGACGGCACGATGTCGCCTGCGTAGAGGTGCTGCACGCCGCTCGTGGTGTGCGCGACGACGAGCGCCGCGGTGACGCGGGCGGCCATCACGCGACCCCGGAGATCCGGAAGCCGGCGCCCGGGTCGGTGACGACCGGGACGAAGTTGGCGCGCACGCGCACGCGCCACGCGTCCGTGTGGTCTTCGCGGATCACCTTGGACTGCACGAGGTCGCCAGCGGCCTGGTAGCCCTGCTGGAGATCCTCGGTGGCGATGAAGCCGAGCTGCGCGGTGTCGAGCACCCAGGCGTTGGTGCCGACCCCGCCGGGCAGGTTCGCCGCGGGGGTGGGGATGATCTGCAGGCCGGCGATGATCTCGTACTTGCCGGTGTAGATCGGGTTCGTCGTCGACTCTCGCGCCATCGCGGCAGCGATCGTCGGGTCCGAGGCGAGGTACGCCCACGTCGAGTCGTCGACGAGGAGCGCGTTCGGCTCGTAGCCGAGGTTCAGCGCCCGCACGTCCGCGACGGCGCGCAGGATGTCCTGCAGCACCTTGGGCGTCGTTCCCGATCCGTCCCACTTCGCCGAGGCGGCACGGGTGGCCGTGACGGCGGAGGCGATGACCGAGACGGCCGCCTGGTCGATCACGAGGGCGGCGGAGTTGACGAGCTTGAGCAGACCCTTGGACACGGGGTCGAGCTTGCGGCGCTTGACGGACTCGTCGGTGATGAGCGTGTCCTTGCCGTACTTCGCGACGCGGGCCAGGCCGGCGGGGCCGTCGCCGATGGTCGTCAGCGAGTACTCGCCGCCCGGTGCCACGATCTCGGGCGGGGCGTCGGCGAAGATGCCCTCGACCTGCTCGTAGCCGACGGCACCGCCGGAGGTCTCCTGGCGGCCGGTCAGGAGGTCGGTGCCCCGGTAGCGGAGCTGGCCGTAGGACTGCAGCGCGCGCGCCACGAACTCGGGGTTCTGCAGGAACCGCGATGCGGTAAGGTTCGGGTCGTCGAGGACGGCCGGAGCCGGGGGGTATGTGGTCATGAGGTGCCCCTTTCGAGGGTCGGGAGGGTCAGGTCAGCGCTCGAGCTTCACGCGGACGTCGGCACCGTCGGCGGCGGTCGTCAGTGCGATGCCGATGACAGTCCCGTCGGCGGGCGTCTCGCCGGCCGTGGCGACAGCACCCGAGGCGGCGGTGACCAGGAGGTCGCCAGCCGTGATCGCGCCCGACGCGGTGGCGTGCTGGACGCCGCCGGAGTAGATCGTCACGTTGTCGTTCTGCGCGGCGTCGTTCGCGGCGACGCCGACCCACTTGGCGGACGACGCGCCCGACGGGCCGACCGTGCCAGAGCCGGTGACGGCGACGACCTGGCCGCCGGTGATCGCGGCGGACGCCTTGAGCGTGATCGCCTGACCGGGCTTGAAGATGGGGAGGTACTCAGCCATGGGATGGCCTCACTTTCGAGATGCGGGGAGGTTGAGCGCAGCGGCGTACTGAGCGAACTCGGCGTCGACGCTCGGGGTAGGGGTCCGTGGCCCCTGGCCGGGGTCCGGCGCAGGGGTGCGCGGTGCGTTGATGCGAGCCAGGAGGGTGTCGATCTGAGCGTCGACCGAGGCCTCGTCCTCGCCGTTGATGAACCCCGTGAGGTCGGCGGGCAGGCCCTTCGCGAGCGCCCGGCTGTTGACGAGGTTCTGGCGGGTGATGTCAGCGAGCCTGGCCTGGGCCTCTGCGGCCGCCTTCTGCGCTCGGTCGATCTCGGACAGCTTTGCGTCCTCGATCTCCTGCAGCTTGGCCTGAGCCTCGGAAGCGGCCTTCTCCGCAGCCTTGCGCGCAGTGCGCTCGGCATCGAGGGCTCGCTTCCCAGGCTCACCGAGCGGGACGTCGGCGTCAGCGGGCTTCGCGTCCGCGGGGTCCGGGTTGTCCGTCGCGACACCCGGGGCGTCGCTCTCGGGGGCTTCGGGGGTGATCTCTTCGGGCATCGCGCCGTCTCCTTGCATGTTGTGGGCCGTGTCGTCGCGACGGGGCCCATCGGGTGGTGCGGTCTCAGGTGATCCAGCCGTATAGGCGCAGGAGACGCTTGGCGTCGTCGCGGTTCTTGGCGATGGAGTAGATCGAGGCGGGCATAAGCCGCGGTGCCCGGGCGCGGAAGTAGCGGCCCGCGCGCACATCGTTGGACTTCTCGACGTAGCCCGCTCGGCTCATGGCCCGGTAGGCCATGCCGCGACGGGTGGTGCCCTCGGTCGTGTACTTCACGGTGCGCCCGTACACCTGCGCGGCCCGGACGTCGCCGCTCTTGCGGTAGGCGTTGATGAGCTGGTTCGTGTCCACGCCGTCCTGCCACGCCTGAGCGTTGGCTCGGGAGCCGAGCGCGCGGGCGAGCTGGTCGTCGTCGAGGGTGCTCAGGTAGGTCTCGGGGCTGACCATGAGGTCGTCGGCGATGGACTCGGCGGCGGGGATGTTGCGGCAGTCGCACTTCGGGTGCCGAAGGAATGCGGTCTGAGACCGAAAGCGCTTGCCGGCGAGGATGATGCAGCGGCCACACGAGGGGGGCTCGAGCATGCGCACGAACCCGGTGTTGGCTCGCGCGAGCGTCGATGCCTGCTCGACGGTGCGCGCGGTGTCCGAGAGCATGGTGCCGACTGCGGTCGTCAGGTAGTGGCCACCGGACCGCAGCGCCTCGGCGACGCTCGACCCGTCCCCGACAGCGGTCTTGGCGCGGGTGACTGCGCCGTAGGCCATGGAGTCCGTCGGCATCCCGTCGCCGGCGGTGCCGGTCAGGGAGTCGAGGTCGAGGTCGTAGTCGGGGGAGCGGGACAGGGTGCGAGGCGCTGTCTCGGAAAGCACCTCAGGGACGTACTCCGCCGCGCCGGCCGAGACTCGCCTCTGAGCGCTGTCCATGACCGCGAGGATCGCGGGCTCGATGGCGGCGTAGGAGGCGTCGAAGTCGTCGCTCATCCTTCGCCACTGCCGCTGGATGGCTGCGAGTGCGGCACCGATCTCCCTGCGCTGCTCTCGCCCGTAGTGCTCAGCCGCTGGCGGGAGCTGCTGCAGAGGCATTCGGAGCCTCCTTGGCGCCGATCTGCGTCAGGTAGGGGTCCTCTTCGGCCTTGCGGTCCATCTCGGCCATGCGGCGGCGCTGCTCGGGGGTGTACCCGAGGTCTTCGCGGGCCTGCTCGAGCGGGACGATGGCACGCCCGTTCTGAATCGGCGTGGCGAGCTTGAAGGTCGCGTCCGCCTTCTGTGCGACGGTCGGGGTCGACGGGTCGCGCCAGATCGTCTCGAGCGACCGTGCGCGCGGGTCCCACTTGCCCGTCTTGATGCGCAGGACGAAGCGCATCACTTCCTCCCAAGCACCGCCAAGGTACGTCTGCTTGCGCTCGACGCGCTTGACGAGCTGCGTCTCGGAGGAGCGGATCGCGTCCGCAGACGCTGGCTGGTCCGTCCCGGTGGCGAAGGAGGCGTAGTGCGGGGGCAGACCTGCGAGCTGGGTGACAATCTGGATCAAGATCTTGATCGTCGAGTGGAAGTTCGCCAGGTCGGACTCGTTGAACTGGCCGAACGTCGCCTTCTCGCTCGACACCGCCCACAACGTCCCGGCGTCTCGGGACCACGCGTCGAGGGGCTGGCCGTTCTCGTCGACGAAGTCCTTCTCCGTGACACCCGCGGCCCAGCGGCGCGGCATCATGTGGTATTCCCCCGAGACCATCATGTCGGTGGCCATCTTGTTGATGGCGTCGGCGGGGCCGATGGCGTCGTGGAACTCCGAGATCCCGTCGGGGCGGAGGATCCGGGGCCGGTTGACGAGCGGCACGACCGGCACCCGACCGAGACCATGGTCGTCGACGTTTCCGGTCACCTCCCAGCCCTCCGGCCCGAGGACCATGTGCCGGGTCGCATCGGGCAGGTACAGGACGGCGTGCTGCTCCTGGACGACCCCGAGGTCGTCGATCTCGTCCCAGCGCTTGAGCGCCTGCGTCACGCGGCGGGTGCGGGGGTCGCGGGTCGTTATCACCTGCAGCGGCGACTCGACGGTGACGATCGGCTCGTCGTCCGCGCTGTCGCCTGCGCCGATGATCGCGTAGGAGCGAGACAGCGCGATGGACTCGAGGTGAGCCTGCTGAGACTGCTCGTCGAGGTCGTTCGCCTGCCAGGTGCCCCACAGGGACTCGTCACCCGAGGAGTCCCCGGCGTACCGGAAGCCCTCCACGTCGAGTCGCTCCTCGAAGGCACTCGCGATCAGGCGGGCGAAGTTCAGGACGAGCGCGGTGATGCGCTCCCCGAATTCCTCTTGAAGGGCCGGGGCGAGGAAGCTGATCGGCTGCTCGCCCTCGAGGTAGGCGTCGTAGCGGCGAATCTTGCGGCTCGACGCTGCGAGCGAGGATGCAAGCGTGGCGGTGATCTTGGCGATGTCCTCTGCCATGCGATCACCTCCGGTCATCGTCTGCGGAAAACGGTCACGGTTGCCGTGGCCGGCTTCGGGGTCGCTCCCGCCGCTCGGGCGTCGAGGTAGGCCTCCCAGGACAGGAGGCCGGCCATTGCGGCGTCGAACTTTCGGTCGGGGTGGATCTTGTCGAGGATGAAGAGGCGCTGGCCGTCGTCGTCCCAGATGTTGACGTCCTTGCGCCCTGCTGCGGCGATGTGCCGAGAGAAGTCCTCGGCATACCGGTGGGCTCGTGGCCACGTGAGAGCGCCCGAGGTCATCGCCTCTCGATATGCGCGCAGCGAGCGCGCTGTGACGCTCTTTCGCTGTGTCCACCACTCGAGAACGCGGTCAGGCCAGCGCCCGACCCACGCTTTCACCGTGTCGGTCCAGTACGGGGGGTCGCAGTACATCCGCCAGACGTCCATCTCTGACATGAGGCGCTCGACCGAGTCGATCACCTCGTCCTCTGGGACCTCCCAGTCGTCGACGTCGAGCGGGCGCTCCCAGAGGTCCCAGACCTGCTGGCGGCCCGTGGCGATGTCCGTGATGACGATGGCGGTCGCATCGCGGAAGCGCGCGCCGTCGAAGCCCGCAGTGACGAATGCTCCGGGCTGGATGGGATCAGCCTCGCCGAGATCGCTCCAGCGCTTGACGTCGAACGCCTGTCGCCCCGACTTGACCCAGCGGTTCAGCCAGACGCGCTCGAGGTAGGCCTTGTCGGCGCTTGGTCGATCCCACTGGCGAGCGATGCCGAGGAACTGCCCGGGGCCATACTCGCCAACCGGGCCAGACGCCTCGGCGACTGCCTCCACGCGCTGTTCGACGTCATCGAGGTCGAAGCCGGGGCCTGCTTCGCGGTGGAAGTAGAAGAGCTGCGGGTCAGTGATCTCGCCGCTCTCGATCTGCTGAGCCTCGTTGTGAAGGCCCTCGGCGATCGAGCCCTCGCCAATCTCGCCCGCGGTTCCGACGTACAGGCCCCAGGGGTCCTCCAGGACGCGCTTCTCGAGGTTGGCGACCATCGTCTCGTGCGCCTCTACCTGCCTAGGCAGGATCAGCCGGTGCGGTTCGTCGAAGCACTGGAACGTCGTGCGCGCACCATCGCGAGAACCGGGGGAGTTGGACAGCGGGACAGCCTTGCCGTCGGCGCGTCCCGTCGGCCCGAGCCGGATGATCCGCTCATTCGTGACGTCGAACAGGTCGGCATCCGGACCCTCGGAGCACATGACGTTGAGCGCGCCGTAGGCCAGTTCCTCGACCTGCTCGGCGGTGACGGCGAGCATCGGGATATAGGGGTCGACCACGGGGCGTCCGACCGGTTGACCGTGCGCGTCGAAGCCGTCGCAGCGAACCGGACCGTCCGGGTGCAACTCGGCGAACGCAACCCAGGCCATGAACTCGGTCTTGGCCATCCCCTTGCGCCAAGAGATCCCGCAGCGCTTGTATCTGCGACGGCCGGCGAACTGGTGCCCTTGTGGATAGACCTCGTACATCCGGTACAGCGCGGCGCGCTTCTCGTCGTCCAGCCTCGCGGGCTGCCCCTTGAGCGAGCCGGGCCCGAAGATCGAGCACTCCTCGATCAGATCAGCGACCTGCGGGCCCAGCGTCGGCCACGGCTCCTCGTCCAGCGAGGGAACGATCAGGACGGACATGTCAGGTCACCGCGCGCAGCACGCTCCGAGGATCAGTCGCAGGGGTAATCGCGGTCTGCGAGCGCACCCGTTCGCGGCGTTGGCGACCGCGGTCCTTGGCATCGTCGGCCTGCTCGATCGTCCACTCGAGGCGACGGCGGTCGTACGGCGTCAGGCCGAGATCCTTGCGCTGGAGCCGATACTCGGCGGCGGCCTCCTTGCGGTCACGGGCAGTCTCGGCGCACCAGATGTCGTTGTAGAGCAGTGCGCACAGGATGACGTTGTGGACGTCGCTCTCGTCCCACTCGGGCGCCATCGGGGATGACCAGACGTCATCCCACCACGCCTCGGTCTGCGGCTTCCATGCCGTACTCGTCGGCATCGGGGGGATCTCTCGGGACCCAGCAGTGGTGAGCGTCGCTCGGGTCGACGTCTTGTTGCGTCGTGCGCGGACGCTCGGGTCCTTCTTGGCTGCTGGCATCGCAGTACCCCCGATCGGGCATCGCGCCCTTGGCCCACCCTTTGC